TTCAATTATTACAATAGCAGAACGACATAAATATTATCAAAGCTATAAAATTTACCATATGACTTGGTATAAATTATGGAATCCTAAAGTACCAGGACCGCATCACTTATATAATGAATATTATAGAGAAATATTATATTAAAAAGCAGAGGTTAACCCTCTGCTTTTATTATCTTTCAGTCCTAAATATATTTAATAAGACTTGCAATAAATGCGGAAATCTAATAAAGTTCAACAATTATAAATAAACCAAACGCAATTCGCCAAATACTATATTTTAGTTTATCTGAAATAGGGGCAAATGCACCACATAAAGCAAGAAATATCATACAAATGTACATACCAATATATTGTAATATATTCATAAATATCACCCAATTAAAGTAGAATTACAATTTGACTTTTCGACAATTTTGTGGTATAATAGTTATATATAATGAAGAATCTATATTTTTTAAAGGGGTAAAACAATGCCAAAATGTATTAATTGTGGTAAAGATGCAATACATTTACATCATGTTGTACCAAAAAGTTTAGGTGGAAAAGAAGGTACAAACTTGGTACCATTATGTGATGAATGCCATAGTATTATTCATGGTTATTCATTTACTAATGGAGTTATATCACACTCTGAATTAACTAAAAAAGGCCTTGAACGAGCACGGGCCAATGGTAAACAGCTTGGACGTCAACAAGGAACACATTTAATCACTGCAAAAGGTATTAAAATAAAACAAATTATTCAACAATATTCTAAAGATTTTAATGGTACTCTTAGTGATACAGAAATATTAAAATTTGCTCAAGTATCACGAAGTACATATTATAAATATAAAAAAGAATTACAAGAAGGTAAAATATGAATATTGATATGAAAAAAGTCATAGAAGATTCTTTTACGCAGTACGGTGGTAAAAATGGCTAATTTTATTGATATAACTGGACAGCGGTTTGGAAAGTTAACTGCTATATCTTATAATAAAAATAATCGTAAATGGTTTTGTCAATGTGAATGTGGCAATACTGTAGAAGTTGTTGGATATAATTTACGTAATGGTCATACTAAATCTTGTGGGTGTTTACGTCATAAAACCGCTTATAATAAAATTGATATGGTTAATCAAAAAATAGGACGAGTTTTAGTATTGCGCGAAATTGGATATGATTCTAAACAACATGATACATTTTGGGAATGTTTATGTGATTGTGGTACAATATTTATTACTGGTGGTAATGGATTAAGAAGTGGAAAATGTCAATCATGTGGATGTTATTGTAAAGACCGTATTATTGAGACACATAAAATTAACATGGTTGGAAAAACATTTGGTAAATTGAAAGTACTCGAAGAAATGCCAAAAGATGGGAAAAAAATAAAATATAAATGCCTTTGTGAATGTGGTAATATTACTAATGTAATTGGTGAAGATTTACGCAGTGGGCACACTCAGTCATGTGGATGCTTAAAATCCAAAGGAGAAGATATAATCGCTAATTTATTACGACAAAATAATATTTTATTTGAAACTGAAAAAACATTTCCAACGTGTCGTTTCCCACATAATAATTATCATGCTCGTTTTGATTTTTGGGTAAACAATGAATATTTGATTGAATACGATGGAATCCAACATTTTAATATACCCAATAAATGGGACACTTATGAAAATTATGAGGATAGACAATTACGAGATAATTTTAAATCTAAGTGGTGTAAAGATAATTGTATTCCATTAATTAGAATTCCATATTATCAATTAAGCTATTTAAAAATTGAAGATTTACTATTAAATACTACTAATTTTAAGGAGAATTAATGGCTGATTTAAAAAAAGTTATAGAAGATGCTTTTATTCAATATGCCGGTAGTGTATTACAGAGCCGTGCCCTGGTAGATGCGCGCGATTGTTTGAAACCGTCAGCACGACAAATCTTCTATTCAATGAAATTACATAAATTTACGCATGATAAACCATTTCAGAAAACACCAAATCCTATTGGTGCGGCATTAGCAGATTTTTACATTCATGGGGATACATCTGCTGAAGCAATTATGATGCGCGCATCTCAAAAATTTGCGATGCGCTATCCATTAACAGAAGTCAAAGGTAATGGAGGTATGCTTTATGGAACAGGCACCTGGGCCGCGCCCCGATATACAGAAACAAGATTATCAGCTCTCTCCAATTACTTATTCCAAGATATTGATAAAGATACAATTGCAGAGTGGCGAGATAATTATGATGACACCAAGCAATATCCGACAGTTTTGCCGACGAAAGGATTTTTTAATATTGTCAACGGTACAATGGGAATCGGAATTGGTGCCGCCTCCTCAATCCCGCAGTTTAACATAAAGGATATTAATAAAGCTTTAGAAACTTTGTTACTTAATCCTAATGCCACTTTCAATGAACTTTATTGTGCACCGGATTTTGCAACTGGCGCCGTGTTGCTCAATGAAAATGAGGTTAAAGAAGCATTAAAGAATGGGCAAGGCGCCGCATGTAAACTACGTAGTGTTGTAGAGTGGGATAGTAAAGAAAGATGTTTTGTTGTAACACAGATTCCTTATTCTGTTTATACCAATACCATCTGTGGCGAGCTTGAAGAGATATGTAATGATGAGTTAAATAATCCTGGCATTGATCGCTTTAATGATTTGACTGGTGTTGACCCTCTAATTAAGATATATCTTACCAAGAAAGCAAATCCTGATAGGGTTCTTAAATATCTTTACAAAAATACTTCGCTTCAATATTATTATGGCATTAATATGACCATGCTTGACAATGGACGCTTCCCGCGTGTATTTACCTGGAAGGAGGCTCTTCAAGCACATGTTGACCATGAGAAGGTTGTATATCGTCGTGGTTTTGAATTTGATTTAAACAAAATAGAGAAAAGAATTCATATCCTTGATGGTCTGCTTATTTGTATTGCTGCGATTGATGAAGTAGTGCATACTATCAAGTCTGCTACTTCTACCGCGGCCGCCTCCAAGGAATTGCAGACGCGCTTCCTCCTGGATGAGGAGCAGGCAAAAGCAGTTCTTGATATGAAGCTATCCCGCCTTGCCAATCTTGAAGTTAAAAAGTTGGAAGATGAGAGGGAAAAGCTCAAAAGTGAAGCCGCGCGCATCCGTAACATTCTTGATAATGAAGACCTCTTCAATCAAGAACTTATTAATGGGTGGCACGAAGTTTCTCAAAAATTTGGTGATGCTCGCCGCACTCAGATTATGAATATTGAATCTGAAAATGATGATGTAATAGAGAAAAAACAATTATCACTTTCATTCACTAATAAGGGTGCAGTATTCGTAACCGAGACATCTGCCCTCTATTCACAGCGCCGCAATGGCATTGGAACTAAGTTTAAATTAGAGAAAGATGAATTTATGGTTGACAATCTCGTTGGTGATAATACAGATACAATTCTTTTCTTTACTAAAAAAGGAATGTATTATCATATGAAGCTTGGAGCATTTAATATTGGCGAGAAACAATATCTTTCCAATTACATGGTGACCGATGATGTATCCGCGGCCGCTCTGGTAAACTTGAAAAATATGGACAAATACATTGTCTTTATTACTAAGAATGGTATTATAAAGAAAAGTAAATTCAGCGAATATAATCTTAGCCGCAACACAGGCGCACAAGCACTGAAGCTAGACGCCGGCGACGAAATAGCATCAATCCTCTTTATTAACGATGAACGCATTGGTATTCTTTCACGGGAAGGCCAGTTTATCATGATTGATTCCAAACCAATCAAATCCATCGGCCGCCTTACACGTGGTATCATCGGCATGAAACTAATGCCAAGTGACTATATCGTGAGCGCTCGTGCTATTCCAAAAGATGCAACTGCTCTCTTTAGCATCTCATCTGATGGTAGTGGTAAATCAACCTCTATCAAAGAATTTACACTCACCAATACTAACACCAAAGGTGTAAAAATACAAAAATCAGATGCAATGTGTGATTTTCTCCCAATTACCACACAATCTGATGTTCTTATTAATTCCAATACCACTCAAATTCGTGTCCGTATTAATGATATTCCACTTCTCTCACGTGGCACACAGGGCTCTAAAATTATTAAACTTACTACAAATTATGTTATTGGAATTTCGAGTCTGTAAATTTGATTTTTTAAAAAAAATATAGTATAATATATACAGAAAGGTTAAGGAAGTTACCTTTTGAAATAAATGTTTAAATAACAAGGAGATTAAAAATCATGGCAAAACTTACCGAAAAAACTTTTGAAGCACTTGAGTACCTGCAGGCACATGGCGGCCGCGCTACCACAGTTGAGATGATGTCCGCTCTCGGATGCGAGAAGATCGCTTCCATCACCGGTCGTGTCAATTCCCTCGTGAAGAACGAGCTCGCCTATCGTGAGAAGGTCGAGGTTGAAGGCGAAGACAAGCCCCTCACCTATGTTCAGCTCACTGACGCCGGCATGAATTTTGTACAGGACGAGGAGTAATCCTTTTCCACGGGGTCTAACCCCATAAAAGAAACATTAAAAACAGAATAGGAGAAACAAAATGTTAAGACAAGCAAAGAACACAGTAAGAATTGAAGGACTTTTATCAGAAATCAATCTTAAGTACGGTTCCTATGTCAAGAATGGTGTCACTATCGAAACCATCGGCGGTGATATCAAGGTTCTTGTACATCAGGAAATTAACGGCGAGCCTAATGATCTCATTATCCCCGTCTATATGTTCAGTCCCAAACTGACAAATGCAGGCAAACCTAATCCGGCATATGCATCGATTGAGACAGTTATGAAAGAGTTTGTCTCTGTCGCAGCTGCAGGTGAAGCTGGCGCAGACAAGATTCGTATCACGAACGGCAATGTTCGTATGAACGAGTATTACAATCAGCAGGGACAGCTTGTATCGTTCCCGCGCATCAATGCATCGTTTGTTCAGAAAGCAACAGGTGAGTTCCGTCCTGAAGCATCTTGGTCGCTTGAATTTGCAGTATCTTCAATGGATTATGTCACTGATGAAGATGGTGTTGAACTCTCTCCCAAGAAACTTCGTATCAAAGTTATTGTCCCGCAGTATGGTGGCAAGATTGATACGATGGAACTGTATGCAACCAATCCGCGCGTTATTGATGCAATAACATCTTATTGGGAAAATGGTAAGTCTTATACTGCAAAAGGACGTCTTAACTTCACAAGCACTACACAGGAAGTCATTGAAGAGTGTGACTTCGGTGAGCCGGATGTTCGTGTTAGAACAGTTAGCATTAGCGAGCTGATTGTAACTAAGGGCACCCAGGCGCCGCTTGAGGACGATATGGCGTTTGAGATGGCAGATCTGTCTGCTGCACTGAAAGAGCATAAGGCGTATCTTGAGACTCTGAAGGACAAGACAAGTCAGAAACCGAAGGCAACTCCGGCTCCGACGAGCTCTCAGCAGGCATTTGATCTCGGCTTCTAAGGAGGTGCCTCATGCATCTTTGGGAAGTTGAAAAGAATGTAATTTCACGTGACTTAAAGGGTAAGTACGTACTTTTGTACGGAAAACCCAAGTCCGGGAAAACCACTGCGGCGTGTTCATTCCCCGATGCGGTTCTTCTCGCATTTGAGAAAGGCTATAATGCAATCGGAAATGCTTATCCTTTTGACATCAACAAATGGTCTGATTTTAAGATGGCGCTTCGTGACCTCGAAGACCAGCGTGCCAAAGAACGTTTCAAAACTGTAATTATTGACACCATCTCTATTTGTTGGGAAATGTGTGAAAAGTATATATGTCAGCAAAATGGCGTACAGAAAATCGCAGATATCCCTTGGGGTGGAGGCTACACCGCTTGCAAGAAAGAGTTTGAAACTTCAATCAGACGCATCACCCAGCTTGGATATGGTGTCGTTCTCATCGCACACAGCGCCAGCCGCGTTGAAAAAACCGCTGATGGTAGCGATATTGAGATTATCTCTCCCGATCTCCCCAAGCGGGCCGCAGAAGTATGTAACGGCATTGTTGATATTATAGGATATATCGGAAATGAATGGGTAAACGGCGAAAGAAAGCGCTGGCTCTATACTCGTGAAACACCCACCTTATTCGCGGGCAGTAGATTTAAATATATGCCGGATAAGATTCCTTTCAGTTATGAATCACTTGTTACTGCTATTGCTGATGCTATTGAGCAGGCCGAGCAGAAAGATGGCGCAACAGTAGTTGATACGGTGCAGATTCCAACTGAGGAAAAGCTTGATTTTGCCACGGTGCGCGCTCGTGCACAGGATCTTTGGGTAAAACTAGTTGGGACTGGTGATGATGCCAAACCCGAAGTAGCTAGTGCAATCCTAAAGAAGATTGAAATGACAATGGGCCGCCGCATGAAGCTCAGTGAATTTACAGAAGACCAAGTTGACCTCCTTCAGTTAGTCGTACTTGACATGGAAGAGATGTTAAAATAATTTAATTTCACATACATTAAGCACAGGGTAAGTATGCCCTGTGCTTTTTAAATTTGACAAAATTTGCATTTTGTGGTATAATATAATTAGATAAAAATGCGAAAGGGTGAGATATGTGCCGAAATGTAAAGTCTGTCAGAAAGAGATAGATTTGAATAAAGACAAGTGGGTAAAACCATATAATAGAGAATATCTTCATGCGGACTGC